TGCTGCCACGATCCGTCCGGCATGCGCGCGCCGCGCCGCAGCGTCTTGTAGCTGATGTCGAACGGGCGCTGGTTCGCGCGGGGCCGCCCCTTGTTCCACTCCTCGCCCGACCAGAACTCATAGCTCTGGTGGGTCTTCACCGATGGCGTGGAGAAATAGGTTTCCTTGTAGATCTTGTGCGTCGTCATGGCGCTGGCGACGCGGTTGAGCTCGGCGAAGCCATGCACCCAGGCATATTCGTCGAAGTAGAGGTCGCCGCTCTCGCCCTGCGCCGTGGCGCTGTTGGTGGAAAGGAAATAGAACCCGATCTGGTCGAGCGCGGGCCCGGTCGCCTCGCCTTCCTCGTCTTCCGGATACTGCCCGACGAAGTCGAGCATGATGATCTTGCCTTTCAGTTCCACCCCGGTCACGCGGCGCACCCAGCCCACGATCTCGCGGCGGAATTTCAGCGCCTGGCGCTCGGATGCGGAAAGGAAGATCTGGTTGCGCGGCACCTCGTCCAGCGCCAGCTTTTCCTTGCCCACGCCGGACAGGACCGCCTCGGCCACCTTGGCCAGCGCCTCGCGGGCAAAATACCACGTCGCGCCCACCTGCCGGCTCTTGCGGATCTTGCGGGTGCGTTCCTCGCGGTGCTCCCACCACAGCTCCTGGTATTCGAAGTTGCGATCGTGAAAGTCGTCGAGCAGCGCCTGCCACTGTTCCAGCGTCAGGAAATTGCGCCGCTTGTCGGCCCGCTTCGCCTTGGCCTTGTCGTCGTTGCGCGCCGCGACGCGCTCGTTGAGGTCGCCTTCCTTGCCGGTCTCCGAATACTTCCTGTGGCGCGCGCACCGCTCCATCTGCCGCATCAGGAAATCGACGATCTTCATGTCGCCGGCGGTGAAGGGCTCCTTGTCCAGGTAGCGGGCGATCTTCGCCTCTAGCCGGTCCTCCAGGATCTTGATCGGCGGATCGTCGTCCCAGCGGTCGCGGTTCTTCCAGCTCGCCACCGTGTTGTAGTTGAGCGCCAGCTCGTCAGCGATGTCGGTCAGCAGCCACCCGCGCCAGTAGAGCGAGCGGGCCTCGCGCCGCTGGGCGCGACCAACCTGTCGGCTCACGGCTCGCTCTTCGCTGTCGGGATTGGCCTGGGCAAGGTGCATGGCCTTGCCATGCACCCTCCTGCGGGCCGCTTGTCGAAGGGCTGGCCGGGTAACGCCCGGCGCTACCCTGACCCTGCGTTGCCAGAAGCCCCTCCGATGGGCCTCAAGTCACCTCAGACGACGCGGGGGCGCGCATCCGGTCCCCCAGCCACATCGGAGCCGATCGCATGAAGACCAAGCCCTTCCTCCTCGCCACCGCCGGTTCGACGGTCGACGGCCGCACCATCGATGAGAAGATGCTGAAGGAAATGGCCTCCAGCTACGATCCCAAGACCTACGGCGCGCGCTGCAACATCGAACACATCCGCGGCATTTCCGGCGAGAAACCGTTCCGCGCCTATGGCGACGTCCTCGAGCTCTCCACCGCCGAAGTCGAAGTGAACTTCAACGGCCAGCCCGAAAAGCGCCTCGGCCTCTACGGCGTGTTCGACGTGACCGACGATGCCAAGGCCCTCAACGATGCCGGCCAAAAGGTCTATCCCTCGATCGAGATCGATGACAACTTCGGCGGCAAGGGCTTCGCCTACCTCATGGGCTGCGCCTTCACCGACAGTCCCGCCTCGATCGCTACCGACCGCCTGAAGTTCAACCGGCAGATGCCGGGCACCATCCACTTCTCGCGCGATGAATCCGCCCCGCTCGAACTGGTCGACGAAAACGGCGAGACCACCGAGGACGGCAAGGCCTTCCTCGCCTCGATGAAGTCGATGTTCGACGGTTTCGCCGCCAGGTTCGCGCCAAAGGAACCGGAAAAGCCCAAAGCCGATCCCGGCAGCGATCCGGCAGGCGAAAAGCCCGCCGCCTTCAACGTGGCCGATCTCGCCCCGCTCTTCGAGCAGCTGACCGAAACGGTCGCCGGCCAGATCGGCTCGCTGCGCACCGAATTCCGCGAGGACGTCGATGCCCTCGCCGTCCAGTTCAAGCGCCTCGAAACCGAGCGCGAGGAAACCCCTGCCGGTTCGCATCAGCAGCGCCCCCGCTCGGACGGCAACGCCGGCAATTATTCGAACATCTTCTGATCCCGCCCCGCCCGCAAGACCACCACGCCAGCAATCCAAGGACGACACACAATGGCGACGTACAATCTCTCCGATCGCGGCCGCAGGGCACTGGATGGCAGTGAACATGCCATCGCGCAGCTCAACGGCGCCCACCGCGGCGTTTCCCGCCAGTTCGCCCTCGACCCCACCGCCGAACAGCGCCTGGAGGATCTGCAGCGCGAACAGGTCGGCTTCCTCCAGCGCATCAACGTGATGGGGATGCGCGACCAGATCGGCCAGGTCATCGGCATGACCACCAACAACCTGATCGCAAGCCGCACCTCGCGCCCCAACCTGCCGCGCAAGCCCAAGTACGTGGGCAGCCTGTCGGATCGCAAGTACCAGCTCTATTCCACTCAGTTCGACACCTGGCTGCCGTGGGAAGTGATCGACGCCTGGTCCAAGTTCCCCGACTTCGCCCAGCGCTATGCCCGCCACGTCGCCATCTCGGTCGCGCTCAGCCGCATCATGGTGGGCTGGAACGGCGAGACCGCAGAGGACGATACCGATGCCGATGCCAACCCGCTGGGCGAGGACGTCAACATCGGGTGGCTGCAGAAGCTTCGCCTGGAAAAGCCCGAGCACGTCATGGGCCGCGCCATCGCCGGAGACAACACCGCGACCGGCGCCGCAGCCCCGATCTACATCGGTGCAGGCTCCGATCTTGCCGCCGGCGACTACAAGAACATCGACGCACTGGCCTACGAGCTGATCGCCGGCATGCCCAGCTGGGCGCGCAGCTCCACCGACCACGTCGTCGTCGTCAGCCAGGACCTGGTCGACGAAAAGTACTTCCCCATGGTCAACCGCCCGCTTGCCGACACCATCGACGGCGGCAAGTCCACAAGCGACCAGACCGTGTCGGACATTGTCATGTCCACCAAGCAGATCGGCGGACGCCCGGCCGCGATCGTGCCCTTCTTCCCCGAAGGCACGATGCTGGTCACGCCGCTCAACAACCTGTCGATCTACTATCAGGAAGGCTCGCGCCGCCGGTACATCAAGGATGAACCGGAGAACATGGCCAGCCTGGTCGACTACAACTCGGTCAACGAAGGCTACGTCTTCGAAGACACCGACTTCGCCGTCATGGCCGAAAACATCACCTTCGGCGACCGCCTGTAATAACCGAGAGGCGTTGACGGCGGCACCTGACATCCGGGTCGGCCCGCCAGAGCCATAGCGCATAGCCGAGTGGACGGGATGCATCCCGACCAGCGTCGGCCGGCCGCCGCCGGATAGAGCGGCCAATTTTTCAAGGAGTGCCCCGCATGGTCAGCCCGTTCCGACGTCACCAGCAGATGGTCCGCGCGCTCAAGAGCGGCGCGGCCGCCCCGCGCAAGGCAGGCGAAGCGCCGGCCGAACCCAAACCCGATACCGAGGCCGGCACCGAATATGCCGCGCTCAAGGTGCTCCTGCACGACAACCTGCGCACGCTGGCGGACACCGCCTCGATCGAGGCACGCAACCCCAAGAAGGCGGAAATGGCCAAAGCCTTCTCCGACTGGATCGAGGGTGTGCTCAAGGCCGGCGAGCAGGGACAGGCCGCGCAGGATGAAATTCTTGTCACCAACATGATCTGGGCGATCGACTACCGCGACTTCGACTATGCGCTGCGCCTCGCCGCCCATGTCCTGAAGTTCAACCTCGTCCTGCCCGAACGCTACAACCGCACCCCGGTGTGCTTCGTGGCCGAAGAGATCGCCACCGTCGCCCTTGCCAACCACGAAGCGGTGACGCTCGAGCAGCTCGTGCAGACCCGCGCCCTGGTCGAAGGGGCGGACATGCCCGATCAGGCCATGGCCAAGCTGCACAAGGCCATCGGCCGCGCCTACGAACGCAAGGCCGAAGCTTTCGACCCGGCTTCGGAGAACGCCCCTGCCGGCGGCAAGGCGGCCTATCTCGACGAGGCGCTCACCCATTGCCGCCGCGCGCTGGAGCTCGACCACAACGCCGGCGTCAAGAAGGACATCGAACGGCTGCAGCGCGCCATCAAGGCCGCGTCCGAGCNGGAACAGGAATAACCAGGTCGCCCCACGGCGCTCGGGGGGCGGACGGGAACGGAAGACCGCCGCTTGCGGCAAGCCTTTCCGGATCCGTCCCCACCCCCCGATTAGCATAGGAACCGTCCATGACAGGCCTCATCTCCACGCCCGTTCCCGCCTCCGAACCGGACGATGCGCAGGTCGTGGCCGATGGCTGGTTTCCGCCGGTCAGGCTGGCCGACGTACGCGACCGGCTGCGCCTGGGCGAAGTCGTCACCACCGAGCGCCTGATCGAGGCCATCGAAAACGCCATGGTTCTCGCCCTGCGCGAACTGGCGGCATGGCGCACCGCCCGCGTGCTCGAGGGCAAGGCCGATCTGGCAGCCGTCACCATCGAGACACTCAACAATCGCAACTATGCAGTGCTGCTCTGGGAGCGCGTGGTGCGCAGCTTCGCCGGCGCGGAAATCCTGGCAGAATACCGCGATGTCTCGGCCACCGATCAGGGCATGGACCGCGCCGCCGAAAAGGACGCCATCGGCGAAGAATACCGTCGCCGCGCCCTGGCCGCCGTGGCCGACCTGCGCAGCGTCGGCCTGCCGGAAGGCGAAGAGCCCGTGCAACGCAACCGTGTGGAGCTGATCTGATGGCAAACCAACTCACACCAGACGAAGCCAAAGTCATGAATTGTCTAACGGATGCCTGGAATCGCTTCATCCAGCTACCCCCGGTGCATTCGGACGAGATGACCGAGTTTCGGCACAAGTTCCATGATCTGCAGCGAATTGTTCTTGCCCGGCCGGCGATCCGGGCTGGCAGCCAGTGACCACCGCGACCGCCCTCGCAGGCGAAACCGTCGACGCCATCTGCTGGCGCGTGCTTGGCCGCACCCAGGGCGTCACCGAACAGGTCCTCTCGCTCAATCCCGGCGTGTCCGCACTGGGCCCCAAGCTTCCGGCCGGCACGAAGGTCGTGCTTCCCGAAACCGCCGCCCTCGCCCCCGCCGTCCTCGAAACCGTCAACCTCTGGGACTGACATGCAGAAGCTCGAAACCCTGCGTGAAGCGCTTGCCGAAGCCCTGCCCGAGCTCAAGCGAAACCCCGAGAACCTGCGCATCTGGATCGAGCGCGGCAGCGCCCGGTGCCAGGGCACCACGACCGAGGCCTTCGGCTTCGCCTTCCAGGCCAACGTTGTGATCTTCGAAATGGCCAGCGACATCGCCGTCATGGCGCATGCGGTCTTCCGCTGGCTGCGCGTCAACCAGCCCGAGCTTCTCGTGCCTGGCAATGAAGGCTTCGCCTTCGATGCCGACATCCTCGACAACGCCAGCGCCGACGTCATGCTGCAGATCCAGCTCACGCAGAACGCGACGGTCACGCCGGCGCAGGACGGCGGTCACACCATCGAATGGTTGCCCGAACCCGATCCACTCTTCGCGGACGGCGAGGGCCTCGGCGGCACCGACCCGGTTCCACAGCTCTCCGGTGTCGATATCGCGGAAGACGTCCCGCCCTGGAATCCCTGAGCAATGGCCGAGGACCTGCGCGAGTTCGAGGAATGGCTCGAGCATATCCGGGGCGGTCTCAGTCCCGCGCGCCGCCGCACGCTCTCCCTGAGAACGGCGCAGGTCCTGCGCCGCGCCAATCTCAAGCGCATTGCCGCCAATGTGGAACCGGACGGCGACGCCATGGCCCCGCGCAAGGCATCCCGCAATGAACGCGGCCGCATCCGCCGCAAGGCCGGTTCGCGCATGTTCCGACGCCTGCGCCTCGCACGCTCCTGGAAAATCGACGCCGACGCCGATGGCTTCGAAATCACCCCCGCCTCTGCCTCGATCGACCGCGTGGCCGCGGTCCATCACTTCGGCGAGACAGGGCGGGTTGGCCGCCTGAGGAGTGGCCGCATGATCAGGGCGAAGTACGAAGCTCGAGCCCTGCTGGGGTTCGCTCAGGAAGACCGCGAGACGATCTTCGAAGCCACCGCNGAANTGNNCGANTCNGATCACGCATTCCAAAACAGCTAGTGGGCACCGCTCCGAAGCGAGCCATTCCGTGTATGCTCAACTGCTCGGATCACGAAGATCGAGATCTCATCAGCAGCAGCGCACTTATCTAACACTTGGAAAAAGCGTTATCCATCATTTATTTATATTGCGCGCGGGAACGCCGACGACGGTTGTTCCAGGCTCTACGTCCTGAACAACAACTGCTCCTGCGCCGACGACTGCTCCGTACCCTATGGTCCTACCCTGTAGGATTGACGCGTTTAGACCTATGGCCACGCTGTTGCCAACGACAACTCCACCACCTAATCTCGCGCCGGGACTGATGTTCACAAAGTCCCCCAGAATACAATTGTGATCTACAGAAGCGGCGTGATTAACAATAACGCCAATTCCAAGCTCTGCATTCGTGCTGACAATCGCACCTGCATGGATCACAGATCCATGCCCGATTTTCGCGCTTGGAGATACCATGGCTGCAGGATGTATAACTGTCTGGAACTGCCCTCCTTTGCCTACAAGAAAATCGTGAATGAATCGGCGTTCATCATTTGAGCCCGACGCGACAACGAACTTGTGATCGCATGCAATTAACGGTTCAAATACATCGGGCATTTCACCCAAAAACTGAACAAAGGGGTCAACATGAGTTGCGTTACCCGGCATCGTTGCGATCCCTACAATCTGTAGCCCGGCCAAGTTAGCTGCTTCGAACACGACGGAAGCATGCTGCCCCGACCCCCCAGCTACGACCACAAGGCGGTTTGTCATGGCAGTTCTCGACCAGATGCGAACTGTTGGGGTAGATCACCGCCCAGTTTACGAAGCACCTTTCTCGCCCAACTCCTGAAATGTGTCGGCTCAGAGATTGTATAAATTTCTATATTGTCAAATTGTATTACTTTGTACCCATCACCAGACCTCGGAGTTACCCGATTAAAAATATGGACGAAAAGAATCATTACAGATGTATTGCAGAAAAGCATCACATCCCCTTTACGAGGCATCCGAAAGTAAGCTTCTAGNCCCCGCCGATAAAATGCCCATGGGCTCTCTAATCCGGGAATTTTGAGATCAGAAATTTCGATGTTTCCATCACGCCAGAGTTGCATGCTGGCCGCCGAAGCAGGAAACCGAAATTCGGCATGCTCAATCGGCAAGCCGGCCAATTCTCCAAGATCAATTCCTCGCAGAAGTGGTTCGACAATTGGTGACAAACCGGTAACGGCGCCAATAATCTCCGCCGTTTCGAAGGTTTGAAGCGAAGGCGCCGTAAGCAACAACCAATCTACTGTGCCGAACGACTTAATTCTTTCGGCTATTTGGGCCGCTTGCATCCGACCACGTACAGTCAGTCCAGCCCCACGCCCTCCGGGGATATTCGCCAAGTTCTTTTCGCTTTCAGCATGACGAACTAAATGCAAACTGAGAACCACCCTCGCCTCAATCTTTTAAAAAGCATCCATATGGACGACTTTACACGGCCCCCTCGCATCGCCTTTATTAAATTCTAGAAAAGCATAGCAGGACTGCTTGCGATGCCTTGCCAAAAAATCACGCAGAGAACCCATGTTAATCAAAGCGCTGATTGCACCTTGCGTCCCTACACCTCGAATACCAAATATTATCATGGCAGGCAGAGGCGAAATATTGTCTTTCTCGAAGGCTGGAAGATAGACAATCAGCCCATAATCACGCAATGTTTCCTTATTAATAGGATCAACGTTTTCCTTGTAAGATGCCCCACAATAAAGGAAATTCTTTGCTGACTCATCATATGATACAGGTAAGTTTTGGATCGAATCCAAAATAACTTTTGTTTTTGGATTGGCAGACGGACCCCCAAGACAAATGAACGGTATCTTCTTTAAATCTTTCAAGTCGATGTCAGACCCCACGAAGAGCTCCACCTCACAACTCAACTTGTTTATCTCCGATCGCAAATCAGAGAACGCAATTACTTCTGTTACACTTACTTTTGGGGAGGTTCCATAATGTCGATCAGTTACGACTATTGCGAGCTTCCGACCCTTAATAAATGGCATCCAGAGCTTTCGATGACCACGCAGACGGACCCACCGATAGATCGCAGCGCTGAACCAGCCCAAGGCATAGGTAAAGGGGAGCGATATGATGTTACCGCCTACACTTTCAATAAGTCCATTCATGCCAGCGCCTCAGACAAAATTGCGGCTACTGTCGGAGCGTGAGAGATACTGCCGGTGCGGACCGCTTGAATAGCATCATCTTTCGTTAGCACAATCAAAGGCAAATCTTGGCTAGCCGGATCAACATCTTGATCCAAACGAGCTCTAAATACATGCGTCCTATGGATTGAGGTCGAAAGGTCGAGGTCGAGGGAAAACAGGAGGCTCGCCGTCGAGGGCTTCGGTAGCGCGGTTTCCTCCTCGAACTCCCGCAGCGCCGCTTCTAAAGCGGATTCGCCTTGTTGGATATTCCCACCAGGCAGTTCCAGCGTTTCGCGCGCCAAGGGCTCACGGAATTGACGGACGAGGACTATTCGATCACCTCGGTCTATGCACAACAGGCACGCCGAATCCTCGAAAATGTACACCGTCCCTTTCTTGATACGGCGCGTCGCGTGCACAGATGCGTCCTTTCCCGAAATCGACCGCGAACAAGTGAGCCTAGCAGAACATCAATAAGCCGGCACAATTCAACCTTGCAATGATGACGGTCTACTCTCTGACTAGCGTTATGGAACTTCTTGGATTCCCCATCGGCAAGGGTGAATGCCTCGCTCGCAGGCGGTTGGTAGTGAAGGCCCGAGTTGGGGCCTCCGCAACGATAACATGTCACTGTCGATCGAGTGGCACCACTTAGTCTCGCAGCGGATGCAGCACGTCCAACGTCAGACCGCAATCCGTCAATGATACTCTACAACGTTCTATCTGGTCCAAACGCTTTGGCATTGGAGAACCGCCTGCCTGCCCGGTAACGCCCGGCGCTACCCTCCCGCCCCCTTCCGCGCGCGCGCTCTGACGGTCCATGCCGGGGCCATGGTTGGTTCGATCGCCTCCTCTCCCGCCGTCGATCTGTCGACGCTGCCGCCGCCCACCGTGGTCGAGCAGCCCGATTTCGAAACGCTGCTCGCGCAGAAGGTGGCGCGCTTTGCCGCTGCCTTCGAGGCTGAGACCGGCCAGGCCTACGACGCGCTGCTGGAAAGCGATCCGGCGATGAAGCTGCTGCAGGCCAGCGCCTATTTCCAAATGGTCCAGGCGCAGGCCTTCAACGAAGTCGGGCTTGCCCGCCTGCTCGCCTTTGCCGGCGACGCGGACCTCGATCAACTCGGCGCCCTGGTTGACTGTGCCCGGCATGTCGTCACCCCGGCGACCGGGACTGGAGAGGCCGTGATGGAAAGCGATGCGGCCTACAAGCGCCGCATCCAGCTGGCGCCCCATGCCTTCTCCGTTGCCGGGCCGGAACAGGCCTATGTCTATCACGCGCTCGCCACGGATGGCTCCCTGTCCGATGCCACAGCCGTTTCCCCCCGACCGGACGATATCAAGGCGCTGGTACAGCAAGTGCTGGCGGACCACGAGGCCGACGCCGAGCTCACCACAGCGATGGCGACCGCGCTCGATGCCGCCAACTGGCCGGGCGATGTCATTGTTACCGTGCTGGCCGCTAATGGCGACGGCACCCCGACAGACGAACAGGTCGCGGCAGTCGATGCCGTGCTGCAAGGCCCGGTTCGCCCCCTTACCGATCACGTCAAGGTGACCGGGCCGGAACTGATCGATTACGAGATCGATGCGAAGCTTTACGTCCTGGCCGGGCCGGACGAAACGCTGATCCTGGAAACCGCGCAGGCATCGCTCGATGCGTATCTTGCAAGCGTCCGCAAGCTGGGCAGGGACCGCTCGCGCACCGCCCATATCGCCGCACTCCACGTCGGAAACGTGGTGCGTGTGGATCTGGTCTCTCCGGCTGCGGACATCGTCTGCGACGACGGCCAGCTCGGCAACGCCACGGCTATCAACATCACCATCGCGGGGACCGAACTATGAACGCGACCCGCGCGACCACCCTGCTGCCGCCCAATGCGACGCCGTTCGAACGTTCGCTGGAAGACGCCATGCGCGAAGAGATCGACTTCGCGAAAGTCGGCACG